CCGCGCACACGCACCGGCAAAAATGAGTGAATTGAAAAATTGACAAAAAGCATGAAAGGCAGACCATCAAAATCAGAAGCGGAGCATAAAGCCACCGGCACCTTCAGGCCCGACCGGCACGGGAGCAGGCTCAAGGCATCCGAAAGTGAAATCCTGAAGCCGCCCGCGCATTTCAATAAAGCGCAAATTGCAAAGTGGAACGAAGTTGTAAACCACCTTCGCCAATTTGATATTTTGTCCGATCAGGACGCAGACAGCATTGCCACCTACGTTGAATCAGTCCTTATCCAGCGTGACGCATTCCTGATGATGCAGCGTGAAGGCTTTTTAGATGGCGAAAAAACACATCCGGCTTTTCGTGTTTACCGCGACATGGAAACGGTAATCAAACCGCTCCGCGAGCAGTTCGGATTCACGCCACGCGCACGGCAATCCATCCACGTGAAAAAGAAAGAGGTCAAAAAGGAGGACCCGATACTGGCAATACTCACAAAGCCAAAGAAAGCCGTGTAAATGCTGGAGGGATACAACCGATATATCAAAACAGTACAGGCTGGAATCGTGCCTGTTTGTGACTATGTGAAGAACGCAGTTACCAGGCAATTAAACGACCTGAAGCGACAAGGCACGCCCGACTTCCCGTACCACTTTGATGAACAGGAAGCAGAGCGCTGGATTTCCTTTATTTCCATTCTTCGCCACACTTCCGGAGAATGGAAAGGACAATTTTTCAACATACAGGACTTTCAGGCTTTCCGGTGGGCGGTCCTGTTTGGATGGCAGCGCAATGACGGCAAAGGACGCAGGTTTAGGCGTGCCTTTGTGGAGGTTGCCCGTAAACAGGGAAAGACGGAAGAGGCAGCCGCTATCATGCTCGGTGGGCTGCTGATAGACGGCGAACAGACAGCACAGATTTACAGCGCTGCAACGACCAGGCATCAGGCTAAGATCGTGTACAATGCCGCAAAGATGATGGGGCGCGAACTGAAGCAGGACAGCGAAACAATACGCGACCTGTTAAAGGTTATGCAACACAGGGTAATATTTGAGCAAAATGACAGCTTCATGGAAGCCTTGAGTGCGGAGGCCGGAACATTGGATGGATTAAGTCCTCATGTCGCTGTCATTGACGAGTTCCACGCGCACCCGACAAACGAAGTTTTGAAGGTAATTGAGACGGGCATGGGTGCGCGCACGCAGCCATTGACGTACATCATCACCACAGCCGGATTCAATTTTGAATCACCCTGGTACCATATGCGCCAAAACTGCATTGACATCCTGCGGGGGCTGAAGCACGATGATACATTCTTTGGAATCATTTACACGCTGGATGATGGCGATGACTGGAACGACAGGTCGTGTTGGGTAAAGGCTAATCCGCAAATAGGCGTTACTCCCACATGGGAGTTTATGCAGTCCGAATACACCAAAGCGGTAAACGAGGGCGGGCGCTCTGAGGTAGAGTTTAAAACAAAGAATCTGAATCTGCCTGTAGGTGTTTCTGAAGTGTGGATACCGGATGAACTTTGGCAGGCGTGCCCAAATGAGATTAACCACGCCGAACTACAGGGCCGCGAATGCTACGCAGGCATTGACTTTGCCGCTGTGTCCGACTTTACAGCGCTTGTTGTCCTCTTCCCGCCTGTTTCGGATGATGACCACTACATCATTATCCCGCACTTTTGGATTCCGGAAGAGGTGCTGAAAATCAGATCACGCGATTTGCCTGACATTGTGCGGTGGCAAAAGGACGGACTTGTAACGGTAACGCCCGGAAACGTGACAGATTACGACTACCTGACAGCCGAAGTACACCGATTGCGCAGCCTTTACGACATCCGCTCAATAGGCTACGACCCACATAACGCGTGGCAGACAATATCTAAGCTGGAGGCAGACGGGCTGCCTATGGACAAATTCAGTCAGGGAATTATGAATATGTCACCGCCGAGCAAGGAATTTGAGCGAATTGTCCGGAATGCGCGTTTGAATCACGGAGGCAATCCGGTGCTTCGCTGGATGCTGCAGAATTGTGTTCCGTATTATGATTTTAACGAAAATTTGAAGATCAGGAAGATGAAGGAAACACGCGGAGCAAAGATTGACGGGATTGTAGCCGCTATCATCGCACTCGGTGAATACCTGAAGAATCCACAACCGGAAGTTTACAGCCAAACAGGACTTTTTTATGTATGATGAATACCGCCAATTCAGGCGTGAAAACTTTGAGGAGTTTTTACAATTGTTTCATACCTTGCATGATGTTTCAGCGACCTATCAAGAAACGTATGAAGTGGCTGAACTGGAGTTTTCAAAAAGGCATGGCATGAGAATCTTTAAAAACTTCATGCACTTCCACAATTACAAAGCCAGGTACAACAAACGAAAAGCTAAGCCCAAAAAATAGAGATCGTTTCATGTTATTTTGGTTCCGGCCCACTTGATTAATCAGGTGGGCTTTTTATTTTCATCATGTTTTTTATTTGTCGCCTTGTATAGCCGATACCTTTGTATTGAAATGGGTATTATCTCACAGATACGCGGCATATTTCAAAGCGAACAACGCAACAGCCTATCGCATCCAGCAGAATGGATGTACACGTGGATGGGTGGAAAACCTACCCGTTCAGGCGTAAATGTGAACGGAGAAACAGCCCTGACACACGCGGGTGTATTTGCGTGCGCAAAGATTCTATCTGAATCGGTCGCATCACTTCCTGTAGCACTTTACATAGATACCGGCGAAGTTGTTAATGAATTGTCAAACGATACGCGTACACGCCTGATAGGCGCGGAGCCTTCGGAGTTGTACACGTCATTTGACTTTCGGTCAACTGCAATGCTGCACCTTGCGCTTCATGGCAACTTCTATGCAGACATCATACGCGATGGCAACCGCCGCCCGGTCGAACTCCGCATCATAGAAAACCCTAACTGGGTAAAGCCCGAACTTGACCCTGAAGGCCGCCTTTGGTATCGCATATTTGACCAACGCAGCACAGCAGGTGGTTACATAGAGCGCACTCTACCCGTGCGCGCACGTGACATTATTCACGTCAAAGGCATCAGTTCAAACGGCATTGAGGGTAAATCCCCTATTACCCTATTCAGGGAGAATGTAGGACTTGGTATAGCCACCACGCAGACGCAGGGCAGCTTGTGGAAGAATGGCACGCTGATAAACGGCTATCTGAAACACCCTGGCAGACTTGCGCCCGATCAGGCACAGAATCTGCGTGACAGCTGGCAGAGCAGGTACACAGGCCGCGACAATGCAGGAAAAACACCTGTACTGGAAGCGGGCATGGAGTTCGTGCCATTGACGCTGAAGCCAGCGGACGCGATGTTCATTGAAACGGCAAAACTATCCCTGCATGATGTTTGCCGCATCTACAGGATACCGCCTCACATGGTCGGCGACCTTGAGCGCTCCACCAACAACAACATTGAACATCAAAGCCTTGAGTTCGTGCGCGACACCTTACGCCCGTGGCTGAAGAATTGGGAGCAGGAACTTAACCGTAAGTTGCTGTTTGAATCAGAGAAAAACAGGATGTTCTTCCGCTTCAATGTTGATGCCCTGCTTCGCGGTGACACCAAATCGCGCTCTGAATACTTTGCGCGTGCGCTCGGTTCCGTTTCAACTCCCGGCTGGATGACACCTAACGAAGTGCGGAGGCTTGAGAATATGAATCCGGTGACATCGGGAGATACGGTGTACAACCCTACTTTGAATAACGAACAGCCGGACGTAGTGCAGGCTGACAACATACAAGACAATGGACAACAGCAAGCAAGCGCTACAGCCTGAAATACGCTCCTTTACTGAAGGCGTGGAAATCCGCATGACGGAGGATGGTAAACCGTCTGTTTTTGGCTATGCGCTGAAGTGGGGTAAATCATACGACATGGGATACTTCACCGAAGAGATACAGCGCTCTGCACTTTCGGAGGCTGATATGTCAGACGTGCGCATCCTGTTTAACCATGATCCCAATCTGATTATTGGTCGCACGAAGTCAGGAACCGCCACAGTTGGCACGGATGAAACGGGAATGTGGTACAGGGCATCCATACCTGACAGCCCAACCGGACAGAATCTCGTTGAAGCGCTCAAGCGCGGTGACATAGATCAAAGTTCGTGGTCGTTTCAGATTGCACGCAATGAAGCGGGTATGTCGGTCGGCGATGAATGGAGAATGAAAGACGGCAAAGAGCATCGCGTAATTACCAAAGTAAAGCGCGTGTTCGATGCTTCACCCGTTACCTATCCTGCCAATCCGGATACATCAGTCGCTATGCGGTCGCTGGAGATGGCAAAGCGCAACGGAGAAGGCTACGAAGAGGTGCCACCGAAGGCACAGGCTATTGAGGCAATCACAGGCACAATTGAATGCCTGAATGAATCGGTGTCTGAACTCAAAGGTTATGCCGACAAGATGACCATGATTGCATCAGTCAATCCTGATTTGTCAGCAGCCAATGACCTGGCAGCGCTTTTGAATGCGCGTGCTGATGAAAATACAGCGCTTGTTGCAACGCTTGCGGCGGCTATACAGGCGCTAAGCACAACTGAAAGTCAGAGGTCGGCTAATGCCGAACTCACAGAAACTTACAATCTGCTAATCCGCGCTCTTGACCGGAAGGCAGTTATTTTTCAACGCAAACAACACTAACTAATGGTAACTGGTATTCAAACCCTTTACGATTCACGGGCGCGGATTGTCGAACAGATGAAAGCGACCGCCACCAAAGCAGCAGCCGAAGGCCGCGCAATGAATGAGGAAGAACTCACATCATGGCGCAAAATGGAGGCTGATGAGGCAGCACTCACAGCGTCTATTCAGGCAAACGAAGCGCTTGAGGTGCTTGAGGCCCGCAATGTCAAAGCCAAATTTGAGAATGCGCCAAAGGCAGCCGACAAAGGCAAAGAGCGCGACTATCGCAGCGCCTACACGGATTTCCTGCGCAGAGGCTGGGGCAACCTGGACAACGAAACGCGCAGCATCCTGATTGAAAAACGCGGAACATCAAACCAGCTTGTAGGTACTGATTCGCTCGGTGGCTACCTGGTTCCTGATGAGTGGCAGCCCGAAATTGAGCGCGCAATGCTCGATTACAGCGGCATCC